GAGCATCGCCGCGAGCGATCACTGTCACAACCGGCATTTCGTTCGGCTCGCTCACATCGGCATCGATACCGCCAACCGTGATAAAGCTCATCGAGCTAGTTGCCGGGACGGCGACCTGCAAAACGCAATCGTGACCAACAATGCGATCGTATGCCATGTGTAATGTACCTCGTTATGTCGCGGCCTTGGCCGCTGCTTTGGGTGATTATCCGGTTACCGAATTACGCAAGGCATTTCGTGCAATGCGTCTTGAGTTTCTACGTGCCATTCGTCGCAGTCCTTGGCGAGCGACGTATCGGGTTGCCCTGGATCCGGCTTGTCCGGCGATTCCGCCGCCTCCGAGTCCGCCCGTTGCGGCCGTTTCGACGATAGCCAGTCCGATGTCCACGCCAATGGCCGACTGCTCGATGAGCTTCTTGTACTTCTTCTTGCTTCGTCCGTATCGTTGCACTCGATTCCATCGGCGAGCGTTGTTCATTCGCCGAATTCTCAGCTTCTTGGCTTGCTCTTTGGATACCATGCCAACGGCACTTTCCGCCGTTGATAAAACCTGATCTTCAGCCCTGCGAATTCCTCGGACGGCCACCATCACGAAGTTGTATTCGAGAAAGAACTGGCCTATGTTTTCGAGTGTTGAATCTGGGATGAATTGACCTGTAAGTGACCACCGTTCCTTTGCGTTTCCGTTCTCGTCCAATCTTTGCTCGGCCTGATTTCCAGCCTCCGTTACTAGGCTTTCGGCAGTTTCACCAGCCACGGCAGCAGCGCCTGAGGTGGCCAGCTTCTCTTTCAGTTTTCCCCTGGCTCGTCGTGTAGCTCGATGAAAGAACACGCCAGCGAACCGACTACCAAGCGATCGACCTACGATTGCAAGTCCCATATCACGGTCTCGCTGTCTGAATTTGCCACGTCGCTCGAATCATCGAATCGAAAACGCCAATCTCTCGCAACCGTTGTTCGTTGTAGGCCATCGGCATCATGATCGTTTCGTGTAGCACTTGTGCGTTGATGCCTGGCAGCTGAATCGTCTGGAAGCGATCCAAATTGCCTTCCATCACGCCTAGCCACTCGTCCACTCGTTCCGCTGTGTTCTCCGCAAGCTGAGCGACGACTTGCACGACGATATCGCACCTGTGCAGCATCGTTTGCCGGTCGTGCATTCGCATCGAACGCTGACCAATCACAACGGCCACGTATGGCAATGTCAGATCGTGTAGCTGTTGCTCATTGATGTACGTTCTGAAAACTCGACTCGGTGGCGTGTCGCCGATGTACACAATTCGCTCGACGGCTTTCGCCAAGTCGACATGCAGCGATTGTGGTGTCGTCGGCATCTACGCGATCCGTTTACAAAGTATCTTGAACGCCGTCCGATGAGCGTCAGTCGTAAACGCTCGCTCGTTCGCTTGCGGCATGACCTCGAAAACGTGAACCGTTCCGTTGATCGTGTCCGTGATCCTGTCGCCTCGCTTCGGCTCGTTCAATGTGGTCGCTTCAAAGTCGTCGGCCGCGATCGTGTAGGCCTGAATCGAGACGAACAACTGCACCGGGCCTTGATCGGATGGAAACTGCGATAGCGTCCGTTGCCCTTTGATCGAGTGCGAACTCGAACCACGAGCGTAGGTCACTGTGGCAGCACAGAGGGCGGCTTGCTTCGCCGCCTTCCATGCCGCTCCGCGTTCCATTAGATTGGCCATTGGATTAGTTTGCCGAGTTGCGAACGACGATCGTTCCGGCCGCTGTGGTCGACGTGCCGTCGTTGAATCGGCCGAGCATCGTGCCAGTCGTGGCAGTGTTGGCTACGTTGTCGGTGTCGTCCCAATAAACAATCTGATTGAAGGTCAACGCGGCGGCGGTCGTGCCCTTGCTGACTTCGTAGAACGCCGAACCGTTCGGGGCCGACAATGCACCGCCTTTGTCTGCTGCAATGTCGCTGTGAGCAATCAAGCATTGGCCGTTGCTGACAATAACCTGACCTGCAGAAACGGCACTCGACGGCGTATAGTTCGTCATCGCTGGCGAACCACCAACAGAACGGGCTTCAAGAGCCATGATTTAGTACCTCGTGATTGTGATTTGATTTGATTTGAAGGTAATCGGCTAAGCGTGAGCGACAGCCGGGGAACTGCCGCCCACGCTCGCCGTGGATATTTCAGCGACTACTACGCGGCACCCTTCGACCAGACGCCGGCCAAGTACTCGGCCATGTCGACGCCAAAGTCGTGGTAGCCACGCATTTGGATGCCCAACGTGTTGAAGTCCGCATCGGTCTGGTCGACGGTCGGCGATTGCTGGCCGTTGAGGAACGAGACGGTTGTCACCGGCAGCACGCTCGGGCTCGTGAACAGGCCCCAATGGGTCGTCGAGTAGCCCGTGTAACCGCTGTCGGCGAGTTGCGGCACAACAACCGGGCGATACTTGCCCTTGTATATGTTGTTGTTCGCAACGAGGTCTTTCGTCGACGAGCCGCCAGTATTGAAGTTGGTGCTCGTGTACAGTTGCTCGGCCGCGACTTCTTGATTCTCGCTTACGAGCAAGATTTCTGGCTTGTTGTTGAGCAACGTGCCGGTCGAACCTTCGACGGTAGGCGTCTTGAGTTGGCGGAAAGCCTTAACGGCCAGAGCCAAACCAACGGCATCATTCAGTAGCGTCGTCGTGCTGCCGGTGATGTAGTTCGCACGACCGGACGTGAAGAACGCACCGCCGCTGATCGCCGCCAGGAACGTCGTCCAGAATAGCTTGTTCAGCTTGCGAGCGGCACCGCGACCGAGACGCGAACTCAAGTCGTTGAACGCACCCAAGTCGTCGTTGATGATCTGTTGACGAGTCAACGCGAACATCTTGGCGTAGGTATCGACCGAGCGAGTGTAGCTTTCCTCGCTGATCTTGCCGTGTCGAATCGTGCCGTCCGGTGCCAGCGATTCGTACTCCATGTTATCGTTCATGCGGTACGAGGTGACCGTCTTGAAGTCCTTGACCGACTTCACAGCGGCAATCTCCTGCCAGCTCGTCGGCTCATCGCCGTAGCCTTGCAGGATCTCCTTGTTCGCGACGTTCGACAAGATGCCGCTGACGCTGAACGAGCTGTTGCCGCTGGCCTGAATCGTCTTGGGTGGCATGGCGTACCGCAACACGTCTTCGATGTTGCCACGGTGAATGCCTTCGCCGGGACGACTACGATAGCCGTTGCGAGCCGCCGCCATGATGAGCATTTGATGGATGCCCATGTTGCGGTAGGCGTCGGCAGCGTCGAGCGTCTTTTCGTCGAACTGCTTCTCGACGTTCCGTTGGCCGAGCGAACGGCACATCGCGGCCTCGATCACCTTGCACATTGACTTGTCGTCGAGGTCTTTCGCACCGGCATGGATAGCCGGGCCTTTGTCGCCAGCGGGTGCAGCAGCCTTGACCAAAGTCAATTCAGCCGCGTTGATAGCCTTGGCGAATTCGAGATTGAACTTGCTCGCGTCCCACTTGCCCTTGATGGCACTGGCCTTGATGTCGCGAACCGACTTAAGTACCGATTTCTTGACCTCCGAGAACTTCGCCGGGTCGACCGACTCGCGATGGGCGTCAATTCGGTCGTCGAGCTCCACAAGTTGCTCGCTGTAGGCCGCAATGATTTCGGTAGGATCGTAGATCGAAGCAGCGACAGGGATCTTATCTTCCTTTGGGTCTTTGGCCGAATCGGTGGCCGCGACCGTCTTGGCCTGAGCGTCGAACGCCGTCATCAGGGTTTGCTTTTGGGCATCGTCAAGCTTCGTCATGTCGATGCCAAGCGATGCACACCATTGCTCAAAAGTCATTGCACTTGCTCCTACAGTTTTCGCCGCAGAAGCGGCAATGGAAATGGACGTGGTATCGTCTGCCCCTCGGGCAACGAACGCGATACCGTGAAGTTTTGACCGACGCGAGACCAGCAACGGCCCCGCGAATTCTTGGCCGTTGACCGTGACCTTTTCACCTTCGTCGACGTACTCAACTGCACCGGCTTCCGGTGTCGCCTCAATCGAAGCTTGCCAGTGGAATCCGTTGCGATGGTTCGATACTGCCTCTTCCGCAGCCGGGCCGGTTCCTGAAATGACGCCCGCCATGTCGATCGACGACTGGCCGAGCTTGACGTTTTCTGGAGCGACATGCCCAACGATTTGCTTGCGGTCGTGATGCAGATTCGCAACAACGTCACGCTCGATGCGAACGCCGGAAATATCAACGACGATCGGCAAGTCGTAGCCATCGACTCGCAACGGGCCGCCGTTGTATGCGTTGATCGTGAACGTCGGCAGCTTTCCGTCGCTCGCACTTGCTTCGATTGCGATCGAGCGAGCCGAGAACGAAAACGACTTGCCAACGGTGATTGGTCGACGGCTCTTAGCCACTGACGCCTCCCGCCACTTGCGGCTGTGGTTGTTGTGGATTGGTCGACGGAGCTTTGCCGCTGCCGAAAACGGTTTGACGCAAAAGTGCTTTCATTTCCTGCACCGTGCAACCGTAGTCCGCTGCCATTTGCTCGACCTCATCGTCGTAATCGAGCCCGTCATCGGCGTACGCGCGACGCATCGAGAGCGTACCGTTGCGTAGATTGGTGTCGCGAGCATTGGCTACCGACTCTTCGTCACCTTCCGGCAACGCGGGCCAGTCCCACACATGCGACTCGGGATCGTTTGCTTTCAGCGGCAGATTCTTGACGAGCACGTACCGTTGCCACCAATGGGCAAACAGCTTTTCCATCACGATGATTTCGCCGTCGGTTCGTTCGACTTCGCAGCCGAGATAGTACGGCTGTCGGTCGAGCTTGCCCGACGCGAAGTTGTAAGAGGCCGAATCACAAGCGGCCATGCCGTACGACAAGTGCTTTGGTCGCCCCATCTCGTTGATCTGCGAGCGATTGAATTCGCTGTAGGTTGCGTTCGGGTGCTCGGCTCGCATTTGCGTGAAGTCGTACCCTGCCGGCATCGCCACCATCATTCGTTTTTGGGTCGGCAGCGTGCTCATCGGTGCAACTGCTGCCGCACCGGTGTCGGGCGTCTGTTGCGTCTTGAGGATGCCAGCAAACTCGGCCGCGGTATCGGCAGCGGCAAGCGTTGACTCACGGAATCGGCGAGCACTCGCACCGGTGTTGAGCGTGGAACGGAACTCAGGCACCGCTCGATGTTGGCCGGGTCGACGCAACATGAACCAGTGCAGGATGTACTTGGCCGGGATCGAATCGGCCTTGGGCGTCAAATACTGCCACTGAGCACCGGGGTGATACTTCAAAATGTCGTAGAAGATCGGGTTGCCGAACTCATCAAAGCGGATGCCGTCGATGTAGCCGACAACGCCGTACGGCAGGTATGGCGTGTGGCATTGCTCGGCTTCGATCAGCACCAGGTCGAGCCCGATCGGGCCCATCGCCGGATTATTGCGGACCATGCCGAACGATTCGCCGTCTTGGACCTTCGCGTGACACATGCACCACAGCTTGCGACGAAGCTGAACGGCCGTGGCCCACTTATTCCAGTCCTTTTCGATCTGACGATTCAGCACGCGATTGCCTGGGATTTGCATCCGCAAACGTGGCCCGGTTCCGACCACGTAATTCGCGTGCGTCTGAACCATGCCATCGGCAAAACCGTTGTTCCCGACTTCGTATCGCGAACGCTGCATGAGCGTACGACGAACGCCAACCGAATTGGCCGAGTCGGCATCGTAGGCGTCAGAGTTGGCCCAATAGTTGTCCATCTCATCAGACGAACGGGCCGCGTCATAGCTGGCGTTAATGTCCCGCTGTGGCTTGGCCTTGGCTCGAAAGTCGATGAGGTCGACCGCGGAGAATCGCGGCTTCCGCTCAAATGGCGTGCCGTCCGACTTAAGGATTTGGGATGTAGCGGCAATCATTAGCCACACCCCGGCGGTTTCATTTTCTGAAAGCGGAGCCCAAATCCCTCTCGCGATGTTGCCGCCTGTGAGGCGACGTGTTGGGCGGCTTTGATTTGTTGATCGATCGGCGTACTGACGACACTGCCGTTCTCATCGGACGAGGATTGAATCCCGTCCTTCGCAGATTGCGTGATCGCGTCGTTGATGTCGTCGATATCAGCCATGTAAGAAGCATGGCAAACAGTCGACGATGTTTGAATTGTGATTTTCCGTATATGGAATGAACCAAGAAAACTATTCCTCTCTGTCAAGTAGCCGTTCGATGGTCAAGCACTTCTCTCCGCAGTTGCGACAACGGCGATAACGAAGATTGCCAGCCCCTCGTCCCTTTGTGCCGTACACTTCCCACCGATGCCGACAGCCACACTTGGGGCACGGTATTCCCTGCCCTTGGCTCATCTCGGCCAGTGCCTCTTGTGCCATTTCTTCAAGCGTTTTTGGCACCTGTGGATCGTGAGCCGCCATAATCATCATCGCCTCCCGGTTGCGATTGCGTACATCTCGGCCAACGTCATTGGCTTCTGCTGCGATTGTGGTGCAACTTCCGCTGTGCCCTGCATCGGCACACCTTCGCGAGCCGCCGCGGCATCAGCGTAGGCACTCGAATCGAGCTTGTGGTTTGGCCCAAATGCCCGCCATTTTCCGCCGAATTCGTACTCGTTGCAGATTTCTTGAGCGTATTCGCGGTGTTCAATTTCGTCGCCGACAAGCCGTTGAACGTCGCGATCGCCGACGCCCCACAATGTCATCGCTCGCGGCTCTGTTTTCCCGTCGCGGTCGATCGGCGTCGACCAGCGGTCATGCTCCCATCGCTTCCAAAGGTCAACGTCTAGTGCTGTGTGCCAGTACTGCCGGCCGTTGTGCGATCGTCGGACCTCGAACACGCCAGCACAGCACGGACGACGATCTTTCGAGCGTCGAAACACGTCGGAGAACTTGCCGCCGACCGTTCCGCTGCTTTGGCCATGTCCCGCGACCGGATGCCAGCCGGGATTCGCCAAGCACCATTCAACGACGGCCTCCGCCCGGTATCTCGTGTCGACGTAGGCCCGCTTGGGCAACGCGAAACCGCCCGCCTCGCATTCCCATCCGTGGCCGATGACGTTCTCTTTCAGTTCGACAAGTGCCCCGGTAATCGCTTCGTCGAGTCCTTCAGTGTTGTCTTTTCCTCGCTTGGCCCCTTGCGTCTCGACCTCGCCGTAATCGATCGTGATCGGGAATCTGCCGTCTGGTCGCCATGCTCTCGCCGTCCAGTCGATTTTCCACTTGCCAACGTCGCAACCGACAGTAACGATCGTGTAACCACGTGGAACGAAGCCACGCTGGTGGCCGTTAAGCCGTTTGCAGATCGATTGCCATTGCATTTGATCCGAATCCATCGACAGCGAGTCCGTCGGGTCGTTGTCGTACTCGGCGGCGACTCTCTCCGGACCCAGGATGGCGATCAAGTTGTAGTAGTGCTGTAATGCACTCAATTCGTGAGGCTCTTTTCGGTTCGGGTTGCTGACCTCGGCACCCAAATCCATCGCCTCGCGGTTTTCGGCGTAAAGATCGGCCGCATGTCGCGTCCCGAGTCGAAAATCGTCTTGATAGATTTGGATGTAACGTTCCCAGATCTCGGCATTCGTCGGCTTAGTTATCAAAAAACGGAAACGCACTCCGTGCCAGCTTGGCTTCAATTTCGGGTCGGTAAACTTGGCGGAAACGCTCGTTTTCGACTGAATCGAAGTCAGCATGATTCGGCGAACACGTTGCGTCTGTGTGCCGAGACCGCCAAGGGCACCGTCGATCCGCTTTTCGAGCTTGATTGCCGCCGATTCGCTTTCCGATGTGTCCTCTGTGTCTGGATCGTCGATAATTACGAGCTTCGGACGACGGCCACGATAATTGTAGCCACGGATCGCACCCTCTAACCCGGCCGTCGACAGGCAAGCATCGTAGGAACGCGAGCCCGGCACGGTCGGAAACGTCAAAACGTCGCCGGACCACTTGAAACGGGCCAAGACTTTCTCGTACGGCTCGTTCGTGTGCTCGTTCACGCCGTTGACCAGTAAACTCGATGCCCGTTGTGGCGATCCGGCGATTGATCGAACCGGGGCGACCACCTCGGGATAGTCCGCGAACAACCGGTCGTTCCCGTCAATCTCGGCCCGAAGCGTTTCGAGCGAGTTTCCCGCGTCGGTTGCGGTCGATCCGATCAACATGGCCACGTCGAGAGAGCCTTGCAGCATGTATTTCAGCAGGCAGCGGCGTGCGATCATCGATTTTCCCTCGCCGCGAGATGCCGCAATCGACTGGTCACCGTAATCGCTCGCCGGGTCCATTGCTCGGCCGATGCTCTCGATCATGAAAAGCTGCTGCTTGGTGAATTCGTACGTGAACGCCTCGATATTCGAGCTGCATCCTTCACCGAAATACCAGCGGAGCCAAGCGACGTCATCTTGTTCGAGGTCCGTACGACGCTTCCAGTCTTGAACACGCGGAA